TACTTGCCAACAGGTGCAGATGACTCAAACAGTCAGTACAACGATGGTAGAGTAGGAACAGCGTACATACAAGAATTAAGATTCAACAAATATTGTGAAAGACTGCAAAATTTAATTGTAGAAGAGTTCAATGTAGAGTTTAAAAAATACTTATTGGACAAAGGTATCAATATAGATACATCAATGTTTGACTTAAAAATGCAACAACCAATGAACTTTGCATCTTATAGACAAGCAGAATTAGATAATCAAAGAATATCAACATTTACACAGTTATCAGCAGTGCCACACGTAAGCAAACGTTATGCATTGCAAAGATTTTTAGGTCTATCAGCAGAAGAATTGGCTGAAAACGAAAGACTGTGGAGAGAAGAAAATGATGAAAACCTTGGAGCAAAACCAACTGAAAGTACAGGCGAATTGAGAAGTGCTGGAATAAGTGGAGGAGGAATCCAAACAGACTTAGACAATGCAGATCAAGAAGCCGACACAGAAGAAGAACCAGCAGGAGGTGTATCACCATTGGGCGGTACTGGCACAGCAACACCAACACCTGATCAAACAGGCGGCACTGGTGGACAAACTCCGCCTACTACATAAATATTATCATGATATTGAGAGAGTTATTTTATTTCGACAAAAACACATTGGAGTCAGGAGAGAACAAAAGTTATTCTCCAGGTGATGACCAATCAATTGTGTCTAAAGACGATACACGCAAAACTAGATTAACCCTGAAGCAGATCAATAGAGCCAGAATGGCAGGCGAATTTCATCAAGAAGAGCAAGAAAACGAATTAGAATTCATCAGATCAATGTATTCTGCAGATAACCAAGCAGAGATTTAACCATGTCAACAGCATTTGTGCTAGGGAACGGCACAAGTAGGCAAGGAATTGCCTTAGAATCGTTGCGAGATTACGGCAAGATATATGCCTGCAATGCTGTGTTTCGTGAGTTTGATCCGGACTACTTGGTGGCAGTGGATGCCAAGATGATATTTGAGATCTGTGGAGCAAACTATCAGCACAAAGTACCAGTATGGACAAACGAAAATAGAGCATTCAAGAAGTTCAAGAACCTTAACTACTTCTCTCCACCCCTAGGATGGAGCTCAGGCCCCACAGCACTGCACCTAGCCACTAAACACGCACATACAAAGTTGTATTTGCTGGGTTGGGACTTTGTGGGCACACGTGAAGGCAAGTTAAACAACCTGTTTGCTGACACCAATAACTACAAAAAAAGCACAGATGTTGCAACCTACCATGGAAATTGGATGCGTCAGAGTTGTATACTACTACAAAAGAATCCTTCAAAGAGATATATACGAATAGTCAGAGATGGTAAATCGACGTTCAAGGCGCAAGATTTACACAAATACGCGAATTACAGTGAGATTACTGTTTCTGAGTTTAAGAACGCACACAACCTATCTTAAAAGGGCCGTTTTCTGCCCATTACCTACCGTTTTGACTAATTAAAACTAAATAATATTTGACAGAACTATTAATCTTAAACTTACGGAGGAAAACAGATGTCAGAACAAAAAAATAAGTTCGAAGCAATGTTGGAAAAATTAGTGGCTGATGATAAATCAGGTGCTGAAGAGTTATTCCACGACATTGTTGTAGAAAAATCTAGAGAGATTTATGAAAATCTTCTTGATGGTGATTTAGAAGATGCTAAAGTTGAAGAAAAAACAGCAGAAGCAGATGCCAAAGAAGATAAAAAAGACGAAAAATCAGTAGAAGAGAAAGCAGATACTTCAGAAAAAGAAGAAGATGCTGTAGAAGAAAAAACTGATGCTTCTGAAAAAGAAGAAGAGGCTGTAGAAGAAAAAGCAGACGATTCAGAAAAAGCAGAAGATAAAGTTGATGAAGTTACTACTGACGAAGTAGGAATTATTCCTGCTGAACAAGAAATTTCGCAACAAGCACCCGAAGGAGATGCTACTGATGATATGATCGGTGACATTGAAGCGGACAAAGGCGAAGAAAACGGCGACGATGCTGACCATGACGGTGAAGATATGGAAGACAGAGTTGTTGATTTAGAAGATGCTATTGATGACCTTAAGGCAGAATTCGAAAAGATGATGTCTGACAAGGAAGAAGGCGACGATGATTCGGATGACTCTGAAGAAGAGAAAGAAGATGAAGCAGTTGTTGATCAATCGGCAGAGGGAGAAGTAGAAATTGCTCCCGTACTTGGTGACCAACCAGCGGTTGAGTCTACAGAAGCACCAAAGTCTGCAACAGAAGAAATTAGAGAGTATGTGAACAAAGTTAGTGCATCAAACACTGACGGTTCAGATAATTCTAAATCTCCAGTTGCTGGTAAAAATGACATGGGTGGATCTTCAAGCAATTTAGTACAAGGTGGTGAAGAAGCAGGTTCTAAAGCACCAGCGGCTAAAGAAGAAGATGCAGGCAATGTTAATAAACCAGGTGCAAAGGCTAAAATGACTGCGGCACCAAAGGCTCAGACTAAAGCAGACGACGATGGATCTGCGACAAAGTCAACATTGGGCAGTTAATAATTGTTAGGAAAAAATAGGATGTTATCATTACGTGAGACGTTGACCTTCGACCAAGCAAAAATAGTCGTTGAGTCCAAAGATGAAACAAACGGAAAGTCCCTTTATATGAAAGGGATTTGTATACAAGGTGGTGTTAAAAACGCCAACCAAAGAGTATACCCCGTGAGTGAGATCAGTAGGGCTGTCAGCACACTTAACGACCAAATTACCGGCGGATACTCAGTGTTGGGCGAAGTTGATCATCCTGAAGGACTTAACATTAATTTGGACAGAGTTAGCCATATGTTAACAGATATGTGGATGGACGGTCCGAACGGATACGGAAAATTAAAAGTGTTACCGACCCCTATGGGAAAACTAGTTGAAACAATGCTGGAAAGCGGAGTTAAACTTGGTGTTTCTAGTAGGGGTTCAGGTAACGTTAAAGAAGACGGATCCGGACAAGTGTCAGATTTTGAAATTATTACAGTAGATGTTGTTGCACAACCAAGTGCACCAGGAGCCTATCCAACTCCAATCTACGAACAGTTAATGAATTCTAAAGGTGGATATAAGGCGTTACAAACAGCAAGGGACACAAAGGCACAAAAATATCTAAAAGAGGCGTTGGTTAATATAATTAACGGACTCAAATAGTAGGAGAAAATAAATGTTAGATGCACTGAAATCACTCTTCGAAAACAATGCAATATCTGAAGAGATCAGAGCTGAGATTGAAACCGCTTGGAATACACGAGTGGAAGAAAACAAACACGCTGTAACATCAGAACTTCGTGAAGAATTTGCGAAAAAGTATGAGCATGACAAAGCACAGATGGTGGAAGCCGTTGATGCAATGGTAAATGAAAAGTTACAGGCGGAGATTGCTGAATTTGCCGAAGATCGTAAACAATTGGCTGAACAAAAAGCCAAGTATGCTATCAAGATGCAAGAAGATTCAGCGAATCTAAAAGGTTTTGTTTTTGAAAGACTTAAATCTGAAATCAACGAATTACACGCAGACCAAAAAGTTATGGCTGAAAATTTCACCAAACTTGAGGACTTTGTAGTTGATGCTCTATCTAAAGAAATAGCAGAGTTTAACGAGGACAAACAAGACGTCGCAGAGACGAAAGTACGTCTTATCAGAGAAGCAAAAGCACACTTTGAAAAAATAAGAACGAAGTTTATTACAAAGAGTGCAGAAGCAGTGACTACGATCGTTGAGAAAACATTGAAAAATGAAATTTCTCAATTGAGAGAAGACATTGATGCGGCTCGTAAAAACGACTTTGGTCGCAGACTGTATGAATCTTACGCTCAAGAATACTCACAAAGTTTCTTGAACGAAAAAGGTGAAACAGCCAAACTTTTGAAAGTAGTTGATACAACAAAACTACAGGCAGAAGAAGCGAAAAAGAATGCTGAAGAGATGAAAGCGAAAGTTGAAGCCAAAGAGGCTGAAATTGTATCGCTTAAAGAGTCAGCAGAGAGAGAAGCAGTAATTAACGACTTAATTAAGCCGTTGAATACAGAACAAAAAGATATAATGACAAATCTACTGGAGAGCGTGGAGACTGGAAAATTGGAAAAACAATTCGAAAAGTATATGCCAGCAGTAATTAATGGTAACACTCCAGCGAAAAAACAGGCATTGAGAGAAGGCACAGAAGTAACAGGCGACAAATTAGAAACAGTTAGTAAACCCGTGGGTCAATTCAACGGTAATATCGTTGATATAAAAAGACTTGCAGGAATATAAAACACATTAAGGAGAAAATAAATGTCAGAACTAACAGAAGCTCGCTGGCAGGATACAAAGACAGCATTACTAGAAGGACTTTCTGGTAACACTAAGTCTGTAATGGAAGTGACTCTAGAGAATACAAGATCGTATTTGAATGAGACTGCGACAGCAGGTGCCACTTCAGCAGGTAATGTTGCAACTTTGAACAGAGTTATCTTACCAGTAATCAGACGGGTTATGCCGACTGTGATTGCTAACGAATTGGTTGGAGTACAACCGATGACTGGCCCAGTTGGACAAATCCATACTCTAAGAGTGAGATACGCAGACTCTACAACTAACGGCGCGACAAACGTTGCCGCTGGTGAAGAGGCGTTATCACCATTCAAGATCGCAGAAGCATATTCTGGAAACGATGCCGATCCGGCAAAAGGTGGCGCAACAGCGGCACTTGAAGGATCTGCAGGTAACAGATTATCAATCCAAATCTTGAAACAAACAGTTGAAGCAAAAACTCGTAAGTTATCAGCAAGATGGACTTTTGAGTCAGCTCAAGATGCTCAAGCACAACAAGGTATTGACATCGAAGCAGAAGTAATGGCGGCATTAGCCCAAGAAATTACTGCTGAAATCGATCAAGAAGTACTTGGTTCGTTGAGAGCACTAGCGGCTGATGAAGAAACGTATGACCAATCTGCTGTTTCAGGAACTGCGACATTCGTAGGTGACGAGCATGCGGCTTTGGCTGTATTGATCAACAGAGTAGCGAATAAAATCGCTCAGCGTACAAGAAGAGGCGCAGGTAACTTTGCAGTGGTATCACCATTAGCATTGACTGTACTTCAATCAGCAACAACTTCAGCGTTCGCAAGAACAACTGAAGGTGCATTTGCGGCTCCAACTAATAATAAAATGGTTGGTACTTTGAATGGTGCTATGAAAGTGTACGTTGATACATACGCTTCAGACACAACAGGCGTGTTGGTAGGTTACAAAGGTGCATCTGAATCAGATGCGGCGGCGTTCTACTGCCCATACATTCCATTGATGTCTTCAGGTGTTGTACTTGATCCAGGTACATTTGAACCAGTAGTAAGTTTCATGACTAGATATGGTTATGTTGAGTTATCAAACACAGCATCATCTCTAGGTAATGCGGCAGACTACTTAGGTGAAGTGAACATGGCGGCGGCTGTATCTTTCAGTTAATAGATACAAAAGCATCAAATTTAAAAGGGCGGCTTTATGTCGCCCTTTTTTATTGACTGAATAATACCATTTAACATTTTTATATCCTTTTATCTTTTCATCACTCCAGTCTAAATAATATTATGACATGGTTAGTAATCTACTTTTATATCCAAGGAAGTTGGATAGCAGGAGACTTTGTACGTGCAGATGGTTGGAGCAGTATTGCATACAATACTAAAAAAGAATGTATTGAAAAAATGTATATTGCCAACGAAACCCTTCAAAACACTGAAGGATTTAATGACAGAGCAATAGCAGTTTGTCAAGACTCTAAGCCGGGACCGTTTACAGAAACTCCAAAATTCTAGTTGACTGTTTACCAAAATTGTTGTATAATTTACATATGGATTTTATACAACCAATATTTGTAAACCAGACAGACAGTATCGTACAGGGCAAACTAGGATTAGACAATGCCAGTTTTCCATTAAAAGATATTAATGAACGTATTCAAAAAGATATTGATGTAGGAGTAAAAGAATTTTTACTTTTTGTCACTCCTAATATAAAAACAAATTCACCAGACTGGCAATTCCAAGGAGAAGCAGTCAATTATATTAAATCTAAATTTGGCAACACAATTAGTTTAGCAGTCGATGTGTGTATGTGTTCCACAACAACTGATGGACATTGTTGTTTAATAGACAAACCTCAAACCACTCAATCACTTTTTATACAGTTAGGCAGAGTTTTAAAACAAGCAGGTGCTGACATATTAGCACCTAGTGATATGCAAAAAGACACAGTAAAAAATTTAAAGATAGAAACTAAAATGCCTATATTGGCTTACATAAAATTTAGGTCAAATTTTTTTAGTTCATTTAGAGATCTTGCAGACAGCACACCTGACTCAGAAAGATTTTATCAAATCAGTGTGCAAGATGCATACAGTCCAAAAATAATAGCAAATCAATATGACAAAGATGGTGCAGACTATCTTATGTTAAAACCAGGAATGACTTCTATTGATTTAATAAGCATGATAAAAGCAAACTCATACAAACCTGTTGGAGTATATCAAGTTAGTGATGAATATCTTGGATTGCCTACAGACAAGCATTTATTAGAAACTTATCAAGTGTTTGAAAGAGTAGGTTGTGATTTCATGGTAACATATGGTGCTAGAAAATTAGTACAAATGGTTAGTAAATAAAATTATGCATGAAGAACTATTAAAAAAATTCAAAGATTTGCAAGATAGATTGCCCGTATGGCGTAAACAACATGGCATATTTCAAACAGATATCATGCGTATTGAAAAAAGTGCAGAAAAAATATATCACGAGTATCTTGATGTGATGATAAAACACAGACAATCACGCAAACAACACCATGCCGACCAAGGTGCTGAACTGCTTCAAAAGGGCATTGACACTCTAAATAAGGTGTCAAAAATAGAGTTATTAACATCTCTCAGTAAAAGATAAATATCACTATATAAAACGTGCCATACATAGTGTATGGACTTATGGGGACTACACCCCGTAGACCTAGAACGTCAAAGGAGAAAAAAAATGGGAAGACCACTTAACAAAAGGCTGTTTACAACAGCGGCTGGCGGTGCAACTGCTGGTGCAAGCGAAATAAAAGTAAACTTTAATTCAGGCGGTGGAGTAAAAGAAGGTACTATTATCAGACAAAAAGGATCTAAAAAATTCGTTGTTTCTGAAACAGGTGCCGCTGATACAGAACACACTTGTACATTAACATCTGGTGTATTACCTGCAAACTTAACATCAGGTCAGATGAGTATATCTGTACAAGGTAATGATAATGAAACTTATCTAGTAAGTAAAATTGCTGGACGTAAGTTAACAGTAAATGCGCCTACAGGTTCACAAAATGCTAACGCATTAGACGGATTATCTCTTGCATGGGATTTTGCGGCGGCTAGTGCTGGTAAAGTAAAAGTTGAAGAGGCTGGTGACGATGATGTTGCTAACGCCGATGATGACGACTTTACAGAAAACGCATAATTAAGGCTTTTGTTGTGGGGGCAACCCCACAACATACAAACAGGATTTTATAAATGAGTAAATTTTTAGTAGTCAACGATGGTGATTACACATTAAAAGTACAAGCAGGTGGAGAGATCCGTCTAGATACTGGAGTGTCTTCAGGCACAGTAAGAATTACTGGCGACTTGATAGTAGAAGGTGACCAGACTACAATTAATACGCAAGAACTTGACGTAGAAGATTCAATTATTAGAGTAAACAAAAATGATACAACACCAGGCGGAGTTTCTTCTCCAGGTGCAGGTATAGAATTTTATAATGGACTAGGTGGCGGAGTTGCTAACGGTGGTGATGATTCCACAGCACCTATGTTTTTATTCACAAAAGATTTTGGTCATTCATATTGGGTGCAAGGTGGTTCACAAATTCAAAATGGAACATTTATTTTAAGAAGCAAAAGTGCAAGTACAGATCTATTAGGATTACGCACACACAACATTAACTCAGATACTGGAATTATTTT